GGAACATGAGCACGCTATCTGCAAGGGTGCGCCGTTCGGTGTTGCAAGAAGGAAGAAGCTTGTGGCGTGGGCTGGTCGGCGCACCCCCCTTCGGCTTCCATTCTGGGCAATACTAAATGGCCTCTGGACTCTTCATCGGACTTACGGAGTGCGAACTCCTCGACATCAAAGCCAAGGCTGTGGCCCTCATTACTCAGGGCCAAGTCCTCATGAGTTACTCTGACAGTGGTTCGAGTGCGAGCCGCCAAATGGCCCTTCCTGCGAAGGAGATGCTTGCCGAGGCCCTCTTTGCCCTGAGCCGCCTCGACCCGGACACCTACGGACGCAGGACTACGGTCATCTCGACGTCGTGGGCTACGCGCCGCGATTAATCTATGGCCCCCCGCAAGACCAAAGTCCCCACTGTCAGCCTCCGCAAGCCCGTGCTCAAGGCTGCGGCTGATGCGCCTACGCTCAAGCCACAGGCCGCCGTGATGGATAACGGCGGAGGCAGCGGCTTCGGTGGCAGTTACTCTGGCTGGCAGAGCACGATGTTCTCAAACGCCCGCCGTGCCATCTTTGGCCGTGCACCGGGCGACCTACGCCAAGACCTGACGCCGTGGAACCGCATGGCGATGATGCGCAAGTGCCGATGGGCTGAGCGTAATAGCGGACTGTTCAAACAGATTCTGGCCGACATGGTGCTCTACGGAGTGGGCGACGGCATCAAGCCGCAGTCCCACGCGTCGACGCCGGAGATGCAGGAGACCTACGAAGCCTACTTCGCCGAGAAGGCCAAGCGCATCGACATCACGAACCGCTTCTCATTCTATCAGGCCCAGGCTATTCTCCTCCGCGGTATGATCCGTGACGGTGACTCCTTTGCCGCCAAGGTCCGCAACGGCGCCGGCGAAGCCAAGATTCAGCTGATGGAAAGTCACCGCGTTGGTGACCCCCTCGAAGAGACGGTCGTCATCCCTGGCATCCACGACGGTATCATTTTCGGTCCATACGGCGAGTACGTCGCCTGCAACGTCTACAAGTCGGACGGCGGCAACCGCCAGATTCTGGCTCAGTCCATGATGCACGTCGTCGACCACGAGTACGCATCCGGGGCCCGTGGCGTTCCGCTGCTCCAGCACTCTATCAACTCCATCCAAGACGAGATGGAAATCCTCGCCCTCGAGAAGCAGGGCGTGAAGGACAACGCTGACGTCACCCGCGTGATCACCAAGCAGGGCGGCATCCTTGACCAGGACACGGCCAACGAGCTCGGTGCCCTGAACACCTCCTCTTATTCCTCCATCGCAAACACGATGGGCGGCAAACTGCTGGTGCTCGACCAAGGCGAGGCCCTGACCTCCCACATGAGCAACCGCCCGAACCCGACCTTTACCGGGTTCATCCAGGCGCTCGAACGCGACATCGCTCAGGGCGTGCTTCCTTACGAGTTCGTCGGTGACTCGTCCAAACTAGGCGGCGCCACCGTGCGCCTCGTAACCGCCAAGGCTGGCCGCGTCTTCTCGAAGTATCAGACCATCATCATCGAGCAATTCTGCGTCCCGACTTGGGGCTATATCATCGGTCAGGGCATCGCCGCCGGCGAAATCCCTGACGACCCGCAGTGGGCCTCCGTCTCTTGGACGACCCCGAAGAGCGTGACGGTCGACGCTGGCCGCGAAGCCGCCAACGATCGTGCCGACGTCGAGATGGGCCTCCTGTCCATGTCTGAGCTCTACGCCCAACGCGGCCTAGACTTCCGCACTGAGATGCAGAAGCGCGCCGCTGACATGGTGCACATCAAAGACCTCGCCACCGAGTACGGCATCCCGTTCGAACTTCTCTTCCGTCCGACCAACACCCCTGTCGGAACTGTCGTGTTGGACCAAACCGACATGACGGACCAGCCAGACATGGGCGAAGACGAGCCCACAGACGTTGAAGAACCTGACGCCCTCGACCCCGCTCAATCCTAACTTTATGCGCTTCCTCACCAATGGCCTCTCGGGCCGCGAACCCCTCCTCATCGACCCGGCCAAGGCCAAGGACCACGCTGTCCTGGCTGAGAAGTTCGGCTTCACCGATATGCTGGCGCAGCTCTTCGGAGTCGCCCCCAAGCCCTACGTCACCGCTGACGGTGTCGGCTGCATTCCTTGCGTCGGCGTGATCGGCAAGAATCTGAGCCCTATCGAGAAGATGATGGGCGCCGTGGACGTGAACGAACTTTCTGACGCGGTCGACGCGTTCGCCGCCAACCCTGACGTCCAGAAAATCGCCCTGCAAGTGTCCTCCCCGGGTGGCACGGTGACGGGTGTCGAAGAACTCGCCAACAAGGTCCGTTCGGTCGGCAAGCCCACGATGGCATACACCGACTCCGAGATGTGCAGTGCCGCCTATTGGATTGCCTCGGCTGCCGATAAGGTGACCGTATCGCCCTCGGCGACCGTCGGGAGCGTAGGCGTCTACATCGCCATCCCTGACTATTCCGCCGCCGCCGAGATGGCTGGCATCAAGATGGTCGTCATCAAGTCCGGCAAGTTCAAGGGTGCCGGCATCGAAGGCACCAGCCTCGACGAAAGCCAACTCGCTAACCTTCAGGAAAGCGTCGACACGATCCACGCTGAGTTCAAGGCCGCCGTGAACATGAAGCGCAAGATGGTCAAGGCCGACGCCATGGAAGGCCAGACCTTCTCTGGCAAGCAGGCCGCCGCCCAGGGACTCGTCACCGGGCTGGCTGACTCCTTCTCCAAGGCAATTGCCTCATTCTAAATCATGCCCCGCATCTTCACTGACATCGATGATACCATCCTCAAGGACGGCCAACCCGTCCAGAAGGTCATCGACTACATTGACGAAGTGGCCGAGGAAGTCGTCGTACTGACGAACCGTCCCGAGTCCGATCGCAAGAAGACCGTGGCTGAACTTGAGGCCATCGACTTTGAGTATGATTCCCTAATCATGAATGACTCCGGCGCCGAGGCCCCTGCCTTCAAGGCTGGCGTCATCAAGGCCGAGCTCGACGCCAAACGCCCGGTAGACCTATTCATTGACAATCGCGCCGACACCCGCAAAGCCGTCGCTGCCATGGGCGTTGAAGTCATGGACCCAGCCAACGTGCCTGATGTAGCCGAAGAAGACGATGCTGAAGAGATGCCTGCGCTAGATGCTAATAATTCCAAACCCGCCAAGTATATGACCATCGAAGAACAGCTCCTCGAAGCCTCGGCTGCCCTCTCGGGCCTCACCGCCGAACGCGATGACCTCCGTGCCACTGTCGAGAAACTCACCGTCGGCGCCGCCGCGGAACTCGAGCAGCTGAAGGTCGAAGCCTCCGTCAAGGACGTCTCCATCGCCAGCCTCACCGAAGTCGTCAAGACCATCGAAGCCGAAGCCGCCGCCCTCAAGGTCGCCGCTCTCGAAGCCGAAGCCGTTAAGGTCAGCGCCTCCAAAGAGGCCGCTAAGATTGCCGCGTCTGTCGGCGTCACCCCGGTTGCCCTTCCCCAGGGCGACGGTGCACCTGCCGAGGCCGTCAACCACTACGTCGCTTTCATGGCCCTGCCTGTCGGGTCCAAGGAACGCAACGCCTACTTTGAGGCTCATCGCTCCGCGATCATCAAAGCCTCTTTCTAATTTCCCTCAACCCTACTCAATACTAACTCATGGCTAATTCCATCACCGCCGCCCCGTCCGTACTGGCCGCCGGCGTGCTCTCCGCTCTCGTCAACAAGCTGCCCGTTCTCTCGGGTATCTCGTCCGTCTTCTCGGCTCGTCCCGGCTCGTCCGGAATGAGCATCACCGTGCCTCTGATCGGCACGTCCACCGCGTCCACGTTCTCCACTGGCGGATATTTGACCGGTGACGACGCGACTTTGACGCAAACTTCTATTAGCTTAGGTCACTACAAGATTTCCAGCCGCTTCACCCCTTCGAACCTGAAGGACTACGGCGCTGACTTCTTCGTGCAGAACTTCGTGACGACCGCCTCTATCGGCCTCGCCCAGAAAGTCATGGACCTCATCAACGCTCAGGTCACTAACGCCAACTATAGCGTCTCGACTGTCTCTGGTGCTGACCTGTCCTACCTCGAACTCGTCGCTGTCCAGAAGACCCTCGACGACGCCAAGGCCCCAAGCCCTCGCTTCGCCGTCCTCAACAGCACTTACATCGCTGGCCTCCGCTCTGACACGACCATCGTTGGCAACAACGTCCTCGGCGCTCAGATCATCCGTGATGGCGACCTCGGCATCATCGCCGGTGCCCGCGTCTACCAGTTCGCTAACCTCGCTACCAACTCCGAAAACCTCGCTGGTTTCGTCGCTGGTCCTGACGCTATCGCCTTCGCCTCCGCCCTGCCTGACTCTGATGGCATCCCCGGAGCTGACATCGCTAACGCCACGGACGCCGGCACGGGTCTCGGTGTTCAGGTGCTCATCTTCATGGAGCAGAGCGGCTTCATGAATGTCACGGCGACCCTACTTGCGGGTTGCGCCGTTGGACGTGCCAGCTCGTTAGTCCGTCTGAAAACCGCGTGAACATTGCGGCCTAAGCCGCAACTTAAGGGGCTCAGTAATGGGCCCCTTTTTTGTGCCCCCATCCAAAGCGGGCAAGGTTATGAGTCTGTACTCAGAGTTTCTGGCCGACGCCAAGGAGATGATCGCGGACTTCGGAGTCTCCGGCT